CTGCGATAAGATTCGTATTAACTACATCCTTTCGATGAAATCCAAAATACAAATCCAGTTCCACAGCATTGGTTCCAATATTATTAATCGTCATATCAATAACTGCACTTGCAAACATTAATTTTCCGATCTTTGGGTTTAATGGTCCGGCTGATTGTTCTACAAATGGATCATTACTAAAAATGCGAACTAAATCATTAGCTCCTAAAGTATTTCCAGCGGATGATCCCCTAATTCCATAAAGATTAAAACTAAGAGCCTGCTGATCAGTAGCACCAGAAGTATTGGCTGTGACATTGTCATTAAAAACAACTGTCTTCAATCCAAGATCTTTCGTGAGTACAGCATTCACTTTATTGATAAACTTTTTCCATTGAATTTTTTTTCTTTTTCCCATATATCTTTTACGATACTGGGTATTAAAGTCTCTCTGGGCCGTAACCGTGTTACTAATAGACTTCTTAGCTCCATAATTTTTCTTTCGATACATCTTTCTCATAGGTCTTCGACCATAACGTCTTCGATAAGCCATATCTGCTAAATTATATCCAATATACGCTCCGGGTAAATTTCCTGTAATATATCCTAGAGTAGCTCCGCTCGCTTGAGCAATTCGCTGTCTAACGGGTGTGGGTCCAGGTGATGGGTAATCGATGGCCGGTCTTTTAACAGGGGCCATAAACTTTATATTTAAAAAGGAAAGAATGTTCTAGAAGAGTCTAGACCTTTTATCTTCCGACGCGACACGTGTTTTCCGTATTTCTCCGACACTTTTGAATCGCGCAGCTTTTGTCTATAAATAGAGGGGGGGTAGACGGTAGACGCCGCTCTGTAAGTAACACTAGAGCGGCTACCAGCTAGAGCAAAGTTATCTCTTAGTTATGCCTGCAATTCAAGCACGTTACTTTCTTCTAACTATTCCTCATAATGAATTTATTCCTTATCTACCTCCTCAGTGTTCTTATATTAAAGGGCAACTCGAACGAGGCAATAATACTGATTATCTTCATTGGCAAGTTGTCGTTGCTTTTCCTAAAAAAGTGACATGTGCATTTGTCAAAACCATTTTCGGTGGTTCTTGTCATGTCGAAGTATCTCGCTCAGCAGCCGCGAACGAGTATGTCTGGAAAGAGGATACTGCTATTGTTAATACTCAATTTGAGTTGGGACATCTTGCGATGAAGCGCAATTGTCCTGCTGACTGGGATCTTGTCAGAGCAAACGCAGAGCAAGGTAATTTTAAAGACATTCCCTCTGATATATATGTCCGAAACTTCTCTAACCTTAAACGTATTCATGTGGACAGTCTCTCACCAAACGCCCAAGAAAAAGAAGTCTTTGTCTTCTGGGGTACCACGGGCACCGGCAAAAGTCGCCGAGCATGGGATGAGGCTACATTCGATGCATATCCCAAAGACCCCAACTCCAAGTTCTGGGATGGGTACCGCGGTCAAGAGAACGTGGTCTTCGATGAATTCCGAGGCGCAATCAGCATCAGTCATATGCTCCGATGGTTGGATCGTTACCCAACCATCGTTGAAATTAAAGGGTCTTCATGCGTACTTAACGCAAAGAGAATTTGGATCACTTCAAACCTCTCGCCTGAAATGTGGTATCCTGAATTGGACGACGAAACAAAAGCTGCATTACGTAGACGTTTTACACAAGTAATTCATTTTATTTAATAAAATATATTTCCTAACCTAACCTTCCTAACTAACCTAACCTTCCTAACCTTCTAACTACCGGCCTTCGGCCTTAAAACCCTTACCTTCTAACTAAGGATTCAAAGCACTTTCATCAACATTACTAATATTGGTATGATAACTGTACTTTCTAGTAACTCCAAAAGCAAGATTAGCATTCCCTTGAGTAAATCCAACTACAGGCTTATAAACCGCTAAAACTGTAAAGGTTAATTTCCTGGCTGCATATCCAGTCAACTTAATATTATTCCATTCTACAACGTGATTTCGAGGATCACGATGCTGAACAAAACTCTGTTGGTTAGGCTGAAGCAACAATTTCTGTTTTTTCAAAATTGAAAATCCTGATTGAGATATTCCAGTAGGCAAATCAAAAGGGGTAACTCCACGTAGTGTGATATCCAACGTTGTATTAGGAATACCGTTGTTAATAGGTTCCTCCAATGATGCTTGAGTCAAATCTGCGATAAGATTCGTATTAACTACATCCTTTCGATGAAATCCAAAATACAAATCCAGTTCCACAGCATTGGTTCCAATATTATTAATCGTCATATCAATAACTGCACTTGCAAACATTAA